TATGCTACCTTCTTTTTGCGGTATGCCACCGATCGTACCAAGTATTATGGGGTACTGCATGTCCTCGTCACGGAACATTATGACTACCCATGTACCTTCAACTATACCCACAGGAGATATACCTATCCCGCTGATGGCAGCCGATGTGACTGGCTGCATCGGGTATGCCCAAGGTAAATCCTCAGTTGGTAACACGGTCTTATCATGAGTGTGTACGCCTACGACGCGTACTTGGCATCTTCCAAGCTTTAATGGATCCTTACGATTCTCAACGCATGCTGTGTATAGATGCATCACACTTCTCCCAAGTCAAATATCAGCGAGTTCTTCACGAGCTCCATCTTACATGTATGCTGTGACCTGCTTATGTAGTGTGTCATCGCAGAGACCAGATACTTACCTGAGATTATGAGGTCTCGAGTGTCGGTATCTTCTTTCGTTATCTGCGAGATCTTTGGTATGTTAAGGTCGACTATCATCCCTACTGTGTAATCAGTCCTACCTGCAACTTCTATCTGTACCTTATACTTCTCTAGGTTCTTGAAGAACGACATCCTTCGTTGTAAGCTTTGTGTGTTTCCAGTATCCCCGAACCCGTTGTGTACACCGTAGTATTTTGGTACGTTGATTATCTTTGACGATGCGTTAGCTATGGCATACTTTGAGTACGGCAAACTTTTGTTTATCAACACGAACGCGTTTGGGTCCTTCTTCACCGAGTAATCTTTAACGGTGTACTTCTTCGTCAACATATCATGAGATATGATCCTTGACTTTATCTGCCCGGACTGTATGTCATCGATGTAGTTGTTTAGTACTGGGATGTCGATGTTTGTTATACGCTTATAGTCTTGCTCTACGTCCATCGTCGATGATGCATCCATCGCATTTTCTTTACGGCTATAGTTGTCTTTCGTGAAAGACGTATAAGTTGGTTCGGTCAGCATCGTGTTTATCGACTTGAACATGAACCCATCACGACCTTCAAAGAACATGTAAGACGGAGAACCATATACCGATACTGCTCTTTGACCTAACGCATTTATACAACGCACAGGATCCCAAAAGTTTGCAGTCATCTTAGTCTTATTGCTGGTCTCTTCGATGAAGTAAGACTTTTCGGTGTTAAGACCTTCTCTGCCCATCAACATCGTCACCGTATCGCTTATCTTTCCAGTTAAAGGTTTGGTGATCTTTGTGTTGATGTTGGTGAGAAACTCCTCAGATGCCGCGCGCAGCGTGTATATCACCTCACGGTCTTTCATGTACATACGATCTACTATCTTGTAGATGTAGAACTTCCCCTTTATGCGTTTATCCATACCTGGCGTGACGATGTCGACCTTAAGGTATTCTTCACCCACAAATGGGAACAAGTTTATGAAGTCAAGCGAGTCCTTTATCACGAGGCTTAAGGTCGTGAAAGGCGAAAGCATGTCTTCATAAACTTCTATAGAAACTACTTGGTTCTCGATGTTTGCTGTTTGGCCGTTCAATGAGACAAGTATTATGCTATTAACCTGGACATCGCCAGCAAATTTCAACTCTCTCTTCATAGGAGATCTTCAAACTCTGTTATTATCTGGTCTAGTAGTGTTGGGGATATAAGCTTTATCCTTCTCTTTGACTCGTTCCTTCGTATCTCATACATCTCATTGGTAACTATGTCGTAGTCGCCTATTAACTCCACTGCGTTTGACGATGGTAGTGTAAAGCTCGTCACAAGCTTATACTCATAGTTTAACTCGTCCTCGGTAAGTCTAACTCCAAGCAACGATATTGCGTCTGCGTTCTTGAACGCTTCAGAGTCAAACCTTACTGCCACTTGGTTGGCTGAAGTTGTTGGAGGGACCGCAGTTACTGTACAAAAATAACCTGATAAGGTCTGCATCTTATCGCCAATCTTTATCAAGTCTATCAGGTTGACGGTGTATGGTCCACCCTCTTCAGCAGGCCTATTGATGGTGTACACGACTGATGGTATCTTCAATAAGCCTTTGGCTTCAGTGATGACACCGTTCTGTTCATAATGATGTACGTTGTATTTCTTATTCCCATATGTTTGAGCTATATAGGTATTCAACTCGTTCTCAGACATCGGGAAGTCTTCAAGGTAGTTGTACCTTTCGTTTAGGATCATGATGACCCAGTGATACTCTGGGTTCCCGTATATCTTCTCTGCGATTATCTCTGGAGTTTCTCCCTCTTCGATGTCATACTCATCGTATAGAGTTACGTTCTCGAGGATCTGCTTCCTAAACCTTACGTTACTCGTTATGTCGGTTAGGATCTGTAGCTTTATATCGCTGTTGTCAGCGTTAGGGAAAGCGTAGTATACTGTTGGGAAGTTCTTAAAATACATTTTAGGTGTACTTCTCTATGGTTTCTTTGGTCAACAGCTGCAGCTCTCTGAACGTAAGCTGCATCGATATGAACGTTGGCATCCCATCTGGGAACGATGTAAACACCCCGTTTGGAGTATAGTTTAAGTTCATCTCAGTCAACACGCATGAAGTATGACGATGGATGTTTAGGTTTTCTTGGTTGTCTTTATAGTAGACTATGTCAAACTCTGACGGGTAGACATACAAAAACTTGTCTTCAGACTTAAACTCAGGATGCATATGGTACTTAAACGTCCTGATGATGTTCATTATAGCTTTAGACTCGTCTGAATCTTTTGGCGAAAACTGATACTCAAACGTAAAGCTTCTGAAGTCAACGTCCTTAAATGCTTGTTCCTTCTTTGGGTTTGCCGCTATCCCGGTAGCAACACCTATAGATCCACCCAAAGGAGCGTTACGAAGACCTATACTTGCTAGTATCTCAGCTCCTATACCTACAGCATTTCCGGCAGACTCTAACTTTTGATTTCCTATAACAGCATTCTGTATCTCACTTGCACCCTTTGCTACGGCACTAAACTTATCGGTCTCTTCTTCTCCATAAGTCACGGAGTACCTAGCCTGTAAGTTGTTTGGTACGTATAAAGCTATAGCTGCTTTCAGCCTCTTTTGTGGTCTTGTGAACCTTGGAGCTTTTTCTTCTCCTGGCCCAGACTCAGAGTTTGAATTATTTGGTAACACCCCTCCAGCATATGCTGCGAGGGCTCCAGTTGCCAAACCTGCTGCCGCGCCGACGCCTCCTCCCAAACCCAACTTTGCCGCTATAGGAGTACCTACTGCAGCAACAGCCGTGCCTGAAGCACCTACCAACATAACTTCATTATTTACCACGTTACCTGTACGGGTATCTACCCTCTGTCCAGGTTTTTCCCCGATCAGTGTGCCTCTCATGTCTCTCTGTACATTATCAACAGTAGCTAGGTTTGCGACGGCATTCTTACTACGGGTTACCCTTGAATCGATAGACACGTTGATATAGAATATGACCTTATGTCCTCCGTACTTGCTGCTGTCCAGATCAGAAGGATACATTAATCCCGAGACGTCATATTCTCCAGCAGAGAATGAGGACCCGCTGTAGTTGAACTGCGGGAGAGATGAAACGCTGGTGTTTTGGTTTACGTATCCCATATGTCTCGTATAAATATGGTTATTAGACTATCTTATTTATATGTACCACAAAAGGCTGTATCGACCGATCAACCCGGAGAAGTATACAGGTGACCCAAGCAACATAATCATGAGATCTAGCTGGGAGACCAAGTTTGCTTTATGGTGTGACAAGAACCCTGACATCGTCAAGTGGTCGTCTGAAGAGACCGTCATACCATATATATCTCCGATCGATAAGAAACCTCATAGGTATTTTGTAGATTTTAAGATACAGACACGAGAAGGTAAGGTTTTCTTGGTGGAGATAAAGCCCGAGGTGCAGACAAGGAAGCCTGAAGGTGCACGTAAGACTAAGAAGTTTTTGATAGAGGCACAAACGTTTATGGTAAACCAAGCAAAGTGGATGTATGCTAAAGAGTATGCTAAACGCAGGGGATGGGAGTTTATAGTCTTGACCGAGAAAGAGTTAGGTATCAAATGAAGAACCCAACAGACTTAAAAGCCTACTTTGTAAAGTACAGGCAAGATCCTAGCATCGCTATGAAGTCAAAGACGTGGTTTACTCAGCAGATGGCTCTGCTAGGCAACAGGCGTCTAAACGAAAGGAAGCTGTTTGGTGAACAAGACCTGGTTAACCGTGTGGTTCCTGGTAGGTTGTACATGTTCTACTATGACCCCAAACATAAAGACACTTTACCATACTATGACAGGTTCCCATTGGTTTTCCCATATAAAGCGATGAAGGATGGTTTCATGGGTCTAAACATGCACTACCTTCCATACTTTTATAGGGTGCAGCTACTTACTAGACTCATGCAGTTTGCTTCTAACTCTTCGTTTGACGAGAATACTAGGTTGAGGTATTCTTGGGCGTTGATAGGAGGGGTATCAAAGTTTAGGATGGCACAAAACTGTGTCAAACACTACCTCAAGGATCATGTAGATTCACAGTTTATCGAGATACCTGCATCTGATTGGCATACGGCCATGATGTTGCCGGTAGAACGTTTCGTTGGAAACAACAAGTCAGCAGTTTGGTCGGAGAGTATACGAGTATGAGTACCATAACAGAGTTCAAGTCGAACATCAATAAGTATGACCTGATGCGAAGCAACAGGTATTATGTAGAGTTAAACTCCCCACCCCCTCTTGCTGCAAGAGCAGAACCTTTCGTCTCAAACTTACGTATGATACGTTTGATGTGTCATAGTGCTACTCTCCCTGGGATAAACATCTCTACTTCTCCCGTGAGATCGTTTGGAGAACAAAGGGAGATACCTTATGAGAAGATATACGATCCTCTGTCTCTAACATTTTACGTAGACGGAGAGATGATAGTCAAAAGGTTGTTCGATGCATGGGTATCATTGGTACAAGGAGC